AAGCCTCACTGACCCCTTCTGTAGCAGCCGGATCATACAAAGATTCCAGGGTAAAATTCCACCCGGTCTCTCCGGCTTTATACTGCTTTACTCCCGGTGTATCCTTATTGGATGCGTCCAGCATGTCTGCCAGCTGGTTATGGCCGTTTGAAACCAGTGCCCCTACAGTAACACCCCCTATAGTTACCAGCACCACATCACCATTTTGTACGCTCATATCTTTAGTTTTTAGTATCCGTAAACCCTTTGTAATGTTATAGTAACATCAGTCATAGTAGTGGCACCAGCCACCCCCTGTATAAGCCTGGGAGTTGAGGATGAGGCTGAGGAAGTTGTGACTATTGTGGCCATACCTGCATATAGAGCACTATTTGCACCTGCAAATTGTAAATTAAACTGATAATCCGTAAAAGTTCCTGCTATAGTTATTAAAAAGGATTCATTATTATAATAACTGATAGCATCATCAGCATCTGCATACTTACCACTCCCTGTGCTGCTGAGTGAGGTGATCACTTCATCTGTGGAGGAGAAACTATCAAAGGTTACATTAGTCCATGACAATATCAGATTCTCTCCTATACCCTCAGATTCAGGCAACTGGACCATTGATAGTCTTACCTCTCCCCTTTTAAAATCAATGGATGCCATTGTAGGTATATAAATAATACTGTCAATATTCAAAGCCATCACCCCCCATCTGGTGGTGTTTAAATTCATATCCCCGTTCAGTCTTTTCCTGTTTACCCCATATTGATCCATCATCCCGGATTTGATATATTCCAGCAGGCTCATCTCAGGCCCTATAGCTGTCCTGGATCCTGAGTTATATCTATAACTGTTCCAGACTGCTGTAGGTGTTAATCCATCACTATCTATGGTTTTGGCACCCCTGAAATATATCCCTTCATCACCACTCAGTATGATATCACTCAGATTGAGTTCCAGATCTTTCAGGTTATTGATATTATCATCAGATATGGTGGTCTGTAGTATTGTTGTTTTATCCGGTGGCTCTCCACCATAGGTTCCCAGGAGTTTAATATTACGATAATAAACCCCATAGACAGTTCCGGATCCAGCTGTCCCCACAAAGCCTACCGTAAAAACTACTGATGCATCTGCTGGAAAATAGGGGATGATCAACTCATAAGACTGCCACTCATCCGTTGAGGGGAGTCCATCATCATTAGTGAAATATAGATATCCGGATCCTGCCTGCCAGCCAGGCACAGATGGAGAGGCACCACCTATCTGGCCTACCAGATATTGTGCTACCGGGGCATCCCTGGTGACCTGTAGGCTAAATGCCAATGTTGTATAGGCTTCATCATGTGAGACCATAGCCTCAAAAGAGAGGACGAGGATCTGATAAGGAGAGGTCCCGGTACCATCTATGTTAAATGTTTGCTGTATATAGGAGGCGGTGGCTATTTTTACGGCATAACTATTCAGATCTTTGCCAGTCTGAACCCTGGTAACTGTACCGGATGTCGTCCAGAAATCATCCCAGTTGCTAAACATAAAATCACCTGCTTTGAGTATGTTGGTGTAGAAATGATTCAGGGTGATCTTAACTGCTTTGTAAGCCCTCTCATGTCTTACAATCTGATTCCCTCCTATCCAGCCTATCATTGTTGAACGGTCCTCAATCCCGGTCAGGGTGAACATGAGTGCTGAAGATGTAAAGGCACCATAAGCACTATAGGCCCCCAGATCTGTGTAGTCCACATAATGGATCTGATAACTATCATAAAATAGGTGATAGTCCCTGATCCTCATTATCCACCATCGGCCACTCCGTCCCATTGAGATCCTGGCACCATAAGAGGATAATATATCTTTTACCACATCCAGGCAGTTCCAGACAGATCCATCATCATTAATATATTTCTCCTGATCTATATAGGATTGATTCAAGGAGTTAGATCCTATTGATGAGCTCTGTCCTGCCTCCCAGAGACCTATGCAGGTGGTGAAATATGGCTTAAATGCTGTATCCAGGGATGATGGATAGATCTTTTGCATGATGGCTGCCAGGACCAGGATCTCTGTCTGCCTGCCCTGGTAATAACTTCCATCTGTATCCATAAAATCAATATCTATCAGCAGGCCCAGACCACAGTTAAAGATCAGGGTGGTCTCATAGGGTGCCTGATTATAAGGCTCCTCATATTCCTGTGGGATGAGCCAGCCCTGCCATTCAACCAGAGTCTGATCCACATTATAAACCTGTGCCAGGTATTCTTTATTTTTGGCTGTGGCAAATTCAATATACTGCTCAGATGTTAAACTGACAATACTTACTGTTATCTCTGACCCATAGATAGGATCAAAGATATCATTATCCGCTCCAGGATATTCCAGCCTGGCAGGCGTCTCTCCTCCTATCGGTTCAGTCACAGATCCTGTATAGTCTTTCTTGTAAATCCTGACATATCTGCTATCACCACCATATTGGTGATCAGTATAGACCCGGTATTTTTCTCCCATTGCCATTAGAGCCTGCCTGTCCTGCGTAATTTATCTTCTGTTCTTTTTCTTTTTCGTTGTAAGTACATGGTATCACCCCGGAGCTCTCCATAGATCTCCACAGGTCCTCCACCCATCTCTCCCAGTTTCTCCCAGGGGATGATCATTTCTTTTCCGGATGGATTATCCCCAACCAGGGCCAGGGTAGGCTGGGTTACCATGCCACCCTCTGAAAATGAAGGGATCAGTTGATTGAAAAGTGCAGCTGCAGCACCTCCGGCCAGAGATCCAGCTATCAGACCAAAAGGAAAGGGCACTGTGGCCAGAGCTGAACTTACTTGTTTAGCTATTCCTTCAGCAATGGCAGCACTTATCACCCTCTTTGCCGAATCCACAGCAGCCTGGGCCATCTCCCTGAAAGATATGCCGCTCTGGGCAGATGCTTGTACCATTGCATTTGATCCTTCATTAATGGCTACTGCTAAAATTTCCAGTGCATCATGCATTTTATCACTTGATTCCAGGGACCTCTGATCAGCCTCTGCCTGGTCAATCTGTGCCTGGGTTTGTGCCTGGATCATAGGAATCACCAAGGGTATGGCCTGCATCAACATCCCTAGATTGGCATGATAGTTCTCTAGCCCTTTATTGGCTGCATCAATAGCTGGTACCTGGCTGTTAAAGGCATCCAGGGTGGCTCCCTGTATAGCTCCCATGCCATTCATGATCAGACCCTGCCATGACCAGAAAAAGGATTTTTGATCTTTTAGCCTTTGTTGTTGTGCAGCCAGTTGCTCAGCATTCATATCCAGCAGTGCCTGGGCCTCTACTTTCTCAACTTCAGTGTAGTGATCTTTTAGGGCCTGGATAGCCAGATTCTGGGTTTTGATGATATATTCCAGCTTCTCTTTTTGCTTATCATTACCGGATTTTATAGCATCATTCAGTAATCTTTTTTGATCATCAATATATTTTTGCTCCATCAGGAGCTGCATATCAATAGCCTTTCTCCTGGCTTCCGTCACATTATCCCCGGCCTTTTGATTCTCACTGACCCAGAGCTCTACCCCTTTGATCATTCCATCCAAAGAATCCCGGACATTCTCATCCAAATATTCCTCTTTGAAACGCCTCATCCTCAGGATATTCTCATTGATAAGATTGGCCAGGTTGATCATAAAGTTCACAACAGACATGATCACACCACTGGACTGGGTACCCATCGTATTCATCAGGGTAGTCCAGTTATCCTTTAGATTGGAAATCCTGCCTCCTAATGTTTTGGATACCTCTGCCATTGATCCGCTTACACCCTGCAGCTGGCCCAGACCAAAAATGTAATTACTGATTGCCTTGGCAGTGAAATCCACCTGGGTCTCCACACCCTTGAAAGTAAACTTAACCTTGTCCCCCTCTTTAGTGGCCCTGATCCCAAACTCTTTGAGCCTTTCAAATTCCCCGGTCTGTGCGTCAATGATGGCCTCGGTAAGTTGCACAAAATCCTTTCCCATAGCAGCAGCCAAGTCACCCATATTGGTCATCTGCTGCTCAGTGGGATTGATTCCCTGGTTTACCAGCTTAACAAAAGAGTCAGTTAATTCATTGAGTTGAAAGGGAGTTTTGGAAGCAAACTCTGTGAGCTGTTTCATAGATCGTGCTGCAGCATCCTGGCTCCCCAGGGCTACTTTCAGCATCGATTCATATTTTTCAAATTCAGCCCGGACCTTGATCATGGCCCCGGTGAGTTTAACAGCCAGACCTACCACAGCAGCACCCATGATGGCTTTGATAGCTGTCCCTATCCCCTTGGCTGATTTATTGACCTTTTTGGAGGTTTTCTCAGTCTCGGAGGCAGTATCCTGCATCTTCTTTTTAAAGTCCTTATTATCGGCTGTTATAAGGGCTTTGATCCTGGTTATAACATTACTTAGTGCTCCCATGTTTTTTATCAAAATCCCATGCCTTTAAAGCCTGGTCAAATTTCTCCTTTTTGTCATCCGTCCATTCATACTTGCTCATCCCCATCTTATCAATAGCCAGAGGTAAAAGTTTCTCAGGTTTCTTATAGGCCCTGGTTTTGGGTCTGTTCTTGTTGACAATGGCAGCCAAAATAGTCCTGGTCCTGTCCCACTCCCTGTCCTGTCTGATCCAGTAGCCATATATTGTCCTCCAAAGATTGCCCCAGGTCATCCTGAGAAACTCATTTTTGCTCAGGCCCACCTCACCAAGGGCCAGGTCCATTAATTCTAATGGCCCGAAACCTGGCCCTCTACTTTTTTTGAGATGCCATCCCCCTGCTCAGCCAGAGCCTCCCTGGCTTCCTGGTAGCTTTTCGCTACCTCTCCTAGTTGTCTGGATGCAGATATGGTCTCATAGATGGCTGCTCTATCCTGAATCAATACACCATCCAGAAGATCCATCACCTGCTCGATGGATATATCCAGCTTCCTATTTTTCATCAGTGAATAACTTTTCATACCTCCATAAACCATCCAGGCCAGCTGTTCACTGTTCTCCATCTGGTTCATTTCATCAAAGTTTACACCACTATCCCTGGCATATATCATCACTGACATCACATCAAAAAGTAGCCTGAGCTTCTTTGTAATGACTGGCCTCACCCATTTTAATATGGGTGTGTGATTTGTGAGGTAACATTTAACCTCAATAAAACCATCCTCCTGTGTCATAATTTCTCTTTTAGGTTGCTGCTCCCTCTGTAATGACCCCGGTTCCCTGTATCTCACCACTGAAACTGGATGCCTCATTTTTAGGACCACTGAGATCCACGCTGCTCATGTAGCCTCCACCATTCCAGTAAGCCTGTCCGGAGGTTGTATCTCCCCAGTAAACATCCAGACTGGTCCCGGCCTTGATATATCCAAGGGCCTCGGAAAATCCTTCTGTAGCTGCAGAATCATACAGAGACTCAAAGCTCATACCCCAGCCATACTCACCGGGAATGTATTCCTTGGCTCCAGCACTGTCTTTTGTGGTGGCATCAATCATGTCAGCTGCTGCATTGAAGCTGTTACTCAACAGAGCACC